GGGCAATTCGGGCAGATGTCCACCGCCTTGCCGTTGGCGTTGAAGTAATGCACCCAGCCGGCCCAGATGGCATTCCACACGCAATCGTCTTTGGTGTCGCCGATGAAGACTGCCTGCTTCGTGCAGGAGCGGCAGGTGCACATCAGACGATGCTTGGCGAAAGCCGAATCGACGCCGAACTGGGCGCCCTGGATGTCCTTTACCTTCTCGACTGCGGCGGCCACGTCTTCCTTGCGTTCGCCAAACTCCGGCGTCACCGTTGGGTCGAATTTGAAGTTTCCATCCGCCTGCACGGTGGGGAGCTGCATGCGCTCTGCTTTCTCGGCAGTCTCCGCCATATAGACATCGAGCGGCTTGGCCGGGAAGCGGGTGTAGGCTGCCAGGCAGTTGTACATATCCACGCGCTTCTCCGGCTCGCAGCGGGCGAGGAGCGAACGGAAGTGCTCATGGTCCTGAACCAGGAAGCCGAGGGCGGGAAGCATGCCCGGCTCGTCGAGCTTGCCCAATCCGTGAGATTGGAGCATCCGGTTAATGGCGGAGGTTTCCTGGGGAGTCCTAATCGCCATAGCCACCGCCGTCGATTTCGGTATCGCCCGCCATGGCTTCCTTGGGGCTTACCGCCATGGCCTTGTATTCTTTGCCCTCTTCGGTTGCCACTTTCTTGAAGCCCAGGGCCGAGGCGATGTGGGTCATCAGGCGATGCTGTTCCTTGTCGCCGGGCCCGAAGTTATGCTCGGCATCGGGTGTATGGCTCATGCCGAGACTCGATCCCGAGCCTTTAGTGACGGACGGCGCGAACTCGTGGCGCACGCTGTGCCCAGCCTGGCCGATCTTGATATGTAATCCACTCAGTTTTGCCATTTTAGATTTTCTCGTCTAGCATTGCGCTGCCCTTCAGCGGACAGATCGTATGCATCATGACCGGCTGCAAGGGTCGATTGAAGGTCAACACGCTTAGCCAGATACTTCCGCCGATCAGTAACTGAATTCGCTCCTTCCAGGTCAGCCGCCAGCGACTCACCCGGTGACCGTCAGGCCCCTTCCACATCGGAAGCGGCTGATATTCAGGCTGATCCTTGGCATAGATGATTAGTTCATGCTGCGGCAACACAAAGCCCGGAATGATTTGCTCCGTGGGAGTCACCTGCAATCTCCTAAAACCCGGTCTGCCTTGGCGCGGATCTTCGCCGCGGCGCCGGGGCTCAGCTTGCCCTTCTTCACCATCTGGGTAGCTCTGGCCTTGGCGTTGGCCGCATGGCCGCGGTCGGGCATGGGATACTTGCGTTCCTTGGGCTCTCCGAAGACGGAGGCCGGCAGGGAATTGCGGGTCGATGCTTTCAGTTTTGCCAATTTCAACTCCATGCGCTCGCTGGCGCTCTATGCGGTTTCGGTTTCGGATCTACTGGACGTTTCTCGGGCTTGGCGATCACCCCGAAGGTTCTCAGCGCATCGGCGCCATGCGAGGCCCAATTGTGCAGAGGCTTGGTGCGCTCCTGGCCGGTGGCGGCTACTTCGCCCCACTGGTAATGTTCCAGCGCGGAAAGACCCTCCCGGCACTTTTCGGCGTCGAAGCGGCACTGCGGGAACACTGTGCGCGTGGCGTCAATCCCGGTGGTGATGGCGAGCTTAGGCGCGATTTCAACTCGGAGCCCAAGTCCGCGTAAAACTTGATCAGGCGATTTCGTTCGATCGTTCGGGCTGAGGCGCGAGTGCAGCATGGCGTCCACCCCGTCGTGGGGGAGGAAGCACGTTCCGAGGACGTATCCTTTTCGCTGCATTTCGATGACATACCAGCTCAACGGCTCTCCGTGGTTTTCGAGGTAATCGACGAACTGCCACCACCCACCCACCTGCTGAGCGAACCAGATTGCCGTTTTGTCGCCGAATCCCAGGTCCCAGTACGTGTGGACAGGTTTACTCCGATCGTATGGAACCTGCGTAATGCGACCCTCCGCAACCGCCCGCTTATACTCCTTGGCGTAGATGGCGCCGGCGAGGGCGCGGACGCATTCCCCCTCCCAGACGTGCAAATAGGCGTCATAATCGGTGGCCTTGTCGTGCTCCTTGAGGGCCATCAGGACCTCGGGGAACCAAGGATTGTCTCGCCACGAGGTCTTCAGCAGCCAGGTATCCGGGGGAGGGTTCAGGATCCAGCGCTTGTACGTTGGATCGGTCTGGAGTTGCGGATTGAACGATACCCAGACCTCGGATTTACGCCCCAACTCCTTGTCTTCCCATCGAATCGTAGGGAGAAGCGTCTGCCAGGAATGCTCCGAAACCGATTCCGCCTCTTCCACCCAACAACGGGTGGCACCTTCCAGCGACTTCAGGTTGTGGACGTTGTACCGCAAGCCGCCGAAAATGAACTCGCTATGGCCAAAGCCTTCCCAGTAAGGGCCGACAATGCGCTTCTGCTGGACCTCGTATTGATCCTGCATGCCCATCGCCGCGATTTGCTGTTCCAGGAGGTGATGGACCGATTCCTCGATGGAATCCTGCGTCTCTCGGACGCACACCACGCGCTCGTATTGCCTGGCTCCCAAGATCAAGAGCGCTCTGGCGAACTGCCAGGATTTCAGGCCGCCTCGCCCTCCGTAGACGATCTTGTTGCGGTGCGGTTCGAATAGCGGGGAGAGGATCTCGGGAAACTCAGCTTTCATCCTTGAATCGTTACGGGCAGGAAGCACGGGGTTGCCCAATCTATGTGCGCGGCGCCCGCAGTGTTGAGGTTGATGGCGTTTAAAAGCGCCGACCCCGCATCCTCGACTGCCGTGATTTTGAAGAACTTATCGCCGCGATAGATCGAATCGTAGGGAGAAGCAGCCAGGTAGAACTGGGTACCATCGGGCAATTCGCCGAATTTAAATTCTTTCTTTGGTTCTGGCGGTCTACCGACATTGAGGGAACGCTCAATTATATCGAGACGTTGTTCGATATGCTTAAATCGCGACGCTTCGTGCTGATCCGTTTTAGTTTTCATCTTTCCGCCTCACTCCCCTGCGTTCGCCGGCGACTTCACGAACACGATTTCGAGTTTCTGATCGATGGGGCCGCCATCCTTCCCCGTCAGTTCCGCCGACAGGCGGTCGCGGAACAATTCCGGCTTGAGCGCCTTCAATAGCGCCAAGTGTAACCCTTCGGAGACCTCGTATTCGTAGTGAGGCACTTTGGGGTTTACTTTCTTGCCGTAAGGTTTCGACGGATCGCGCTGGACCATGACGGGCTTGCCATGGTAGAGGATTAATTTCCGCGTACCGATGAAGACCCGCTCATGGGCCAGCGCGATCAGCCTGTCCCCGATCTCTTGTCTTGCCTGCCGAAAAGCGGCTTCGTATTCCGGGGTTCGCTCTAAAAGCCGATAATGCGCCGAGCGATCGATCCCCGCCGCTTTTGCCGATGCGGTAATGTCCGCGCATTCCGCATAGGCGGCAAGAAAGGCTCGCACTCGGGGCGACGGTTTCCAGGCCAGATTAGCTTACCGTGACTTTGGCTGCTATTGCGGCGGCGGCGAGCGCGTCGAGGCTGGCATTGAACGCCGTGGCGTCGGTGCTGAGCTGGGCCTGGGCCGGCCCCAGAGGAGAGCTGGCCGCGGCGATGTTGGTCTGGATGGTGGCAACGTTGGACACGTCGGCCTGGTAGGTCGCTTCCAAGGCTGCGGTGTTGGTGATAGCTGCGTCGAGATTCGATTGCATGGTTGTTTTTCCCTTCCTTTTCAAAAATTCGTAATGTACCCAACTCCAAAATCCGTCGAGTACCAAAAGTTCCTTCATTCGTTTTTGCTGTCTGCTTGCACGCCGGGGAGGTCCCAGTTAGGGCCTTCCCAGACCGGGGGATCTTCCTCGCCGGGGAAGAACGGTTTGACCGGCTTGGGCGCTGGCTCGCTCACTAGTACCATTCCTAGTACCATTCCAGCCGCGAAGGACACACAGGCGATTAAAAACACAAGATTCGCGATCTCCCAAGCGTTCATCAGTCGGATCATCAGTCGGCTACTCCGTGGCGCATTTTGCACACCTCGTCCCGGACGAACTCGTGGCCGATCCACTCCTTCAACTCGCCGATCTGTCTTGCAAAGTCCTCCCGCATTTTCATGTTCACGATGGTCCACACCGTGTTCACGATGAGGCCGAGGCCGGTAATAATGGGGCCGAGCAGTTGGAGGTTCATGGTTTCGGTGTCCAGACCAGGGCGAGTTTGATCGTCGGAGTCCACACGCCGCCGCCGTCCGGCGCCGCGCCGGCCACCCAATTCAGCTGGACGGGAACGGCGACCGCAAAGTGCGGGTTGAGCTGGCGAAGATAGGTGAGAGTGAACGATCCGGCCAAGTTAACATTCACACCGCCGGTATTGGTGGTCTGTCCCAACACATTGGTCGTGGTGGTGGTCGAGAACGCGGCGCCGGCATCCACACCGAGCAGCAGCATATTGCCGTTCATCTTGGTGATGTTGCCGCTGGCGTCCTTGGTGGCAGTGATGGTGTTGTAGAGGACTTTGTGCTCGCCGAACTTGAAGGTCGGTTCAAGACCGAAACCTTGCTTGCCGGCCACGCTGATCTTCACCAGGTCGAGGTCCGCGGTGATGGCGCCGTAGAGCCCACCGGTCTTCGACGTCTCGGTGAAGATGCCAGACACGAATCCGGCGCACCCGTTGAATTGAGAACAGCTGACGCCGCCCGCGATGTAGGAAGGCAGCACGACACTATCCAGGGAAACCGAGGGCAGTGGCGATGCCGGAGTTGCGGTCTGGCTGAAGCTCAAGGGCACGAAGAGTGCGAACAGAACGATGGATTTCAGGTGCATGGGATTAAGCCTTCAAAGTACCAGTACTTTTTTCGGAGCGGGGGCCGGCGGTACCATCTCCGGCCCTCAAAGGGGTGCTCCGACTCTCGAGAGTTGACCGGGGCTTCCCTCAAGGAGGTAAGGGTCGCTACCGGTCGAGCTCCCAAAGCTTAAGAATTCTGTTTTTCATGCTTCCTTGTCGAACGAACCCGGCTGCGGATAAGGGAGAAACGTCTGACCCGTGAAGCTCTCCCCATGGCGGGCGACTATTGCTTGGTTCGGCGAGTGGATCCGGCGAGTGTCGGATCCGCCCTCGCCGGATGCGGAACTGACAGCCGCCCGGTGCTGTTCGCTCACCTCCAGCATGCGAATGGTCCACGCATCGACCGGGACGGCCCGCCCTTGCGCCACCAATGTAAGAGCTCGCCCCGGTGAGGTGTAGTCCCCGGTTTCCGACGCCGCGTTCAGAATGCGGACCTTGCGTTTTTTCGCCATTCCAACCGCGAATTTGCGGCACTCGGGACAGCGGCCCTTATCGCCGGCGGGCCGCTGCCGGCAGTCCTTGCACACCACGTACGCATATTTGGCCGGATGATGGACGTCCCGCGGAATCCGGCCTCCGTTGGCCTTCATTACCTCGGCTGCGAGTGCGGTGGGTAGGTACATACACGTCCAGTCGCGGCCACGCGGGGAACCCGGAGCTTTCCGAGCGGCGGACTGCTTATTCTTGCTGCGCTGCCTTGTACTTCGCCTGGCGCCGCATATCGATCCAGGCCTGGTGCAAACTGTCGTAACGCGCTTGTTTCGGGCTGCGCCAGGAACGCCCGCCGTCGATCATCTGCCAGCCTGCGAGGATCAGATCCGCGGATTTCTGCTCTGAGTTCTTCCCCCGGCGCTCGGAAAACGTCACCAGGAGTGAGGCCTCCAGAATATCCGCCGGACTCGCCAGTTCGATCATGCCGCCTCTTTCACTTTCTATATGGGGTCCGCACTTGAGACAATACTCTCTGTGGTGTACACCATCCGTGATGCAGGAAAGGGACGGTAAATTCCGGCTCTCCCCCCGCGAGCGCCAGGTACTCTCGCTGTTATGCGCGGCCTGGCCCGACAAGCGCATTGCTGCCGAGCTCGGGATCTCGCCCGGCACGACAGGGACGTACGTTCGCCGGCTGCTCAGCGTGTCGGGATGCCACACCCGTGTGGCATTGCGGGAGTTTACCCGGCTGCAGCCGCATATCCTCGACGGGGAGCAGGGCAACCGCAGAGTGCTTTAGTCCTAGTACTTTCTCTTCCACGGATGGCGCGGCATCTTTGCCGGCGGATTTTTTCTATTATAATAGACGTCTCCGTGGGTAATGTCGAAGGCGACCTGGCGCGCCTCACGGATCTTGCGGATAGCGCCCGTGCGGGCCTGTCCGGTCGGGACGTTGGTGACAATCGCCTTGACGGCGCGCGCGAGCGCCTCGAAAGCGGCGGCTATTGCCTGGTCGCCCTCGACCTGGTCGCCCTGGATCACTGCGCCTGAAGGTGTCGTGAAGATTATCCTAGCACCGGGCCACGATCTGGGCGCATAATCGAGGCCATGAAACACATTGCCCAATTCGAGGCCCGCCTCACCTATGGCGGCCTCAACAACAGCGCGCGTACGCCCCTCGAGCCCATCCGGGAAGCGTGCGTGCAGGTCGCAACCGGAATTTTCGCCATGCGCGACGGCCCGAACCGCCAGGGGGCGCTGCTGGCCCAGCTCACCGTCTGGCAGTACGCTATTTCGTGCGCCCAGACGCAGGAAGCGCCGGCCACCGCCACCGCAGGGGCCGCGGGATAGGCACGTTGCGGCGCCGGGGCCTGCCGCGCGACGTCGGGCCCCGGCGAAGCTGATATTTTTTGTTTTTGGGGAGCCGGCGTGCACATTCGTGGCGTGCGCCTTCGCTCCGCTGGAGGTGCGCCATAAGCGCGATAAGCGCGGTAAGTCATCACTCCCCTTCGCCTTTCCGCGCTTTTCGCGCCTCTTCACTGGTTGCAAACCAGCGCTCGACCGGTCGTCCAGCTGGCGCGGGGTGATCTAAAAACTACTCCTTGTTGCCTCTCTATTCCGGGGCAAGTCACTTGTTTTCAAATGTTTGACTTAGCGGCGGCCTTTGGGGCCGACTTTTGATACGGGCATTTGGCGCGGCTTCGGAACAGGCGCCGATACAGTGCGCTGCACCTTGCCAAGCGAGATTCCGAGCTGCCGCGCGATACCTCGCATACTCACGCCGGCTGCCAGCATGTCCGCGACGCGCACCCGGTCCACAATCTTCCGCGGGCGCCCACAATGCACCCCCCGAGCTCGAGCTGCAGCCAGGCCGGCCTTGATCCGCTCTTGGGTGAGGGCGCGCTCGAACTCCGCGACCGAGCTCAGGATGTGCATGAGGAGCATGCCCACCGGCGAGCTGACGTCCGTATCTATCCCTTGCGTGATCGCGATCCAGCGCACACCCAGCGCTCGCAGTTCCTGGAGGCTGCGCACCAGGTTCGCGACCGACCGCCCCCAGCGGTCGAGCTTCCAGACCAAAATCGCGTCCACCTTGCGCTCGCGGGCATCCTGCATGAGCCTGTCTAGCTCAGGGCGCGAGGCCTTCGCGCCGGACCATCCGGTGTCCACATATTCGCCGGCTGCCTCCCATCCGCGGGCCTGTACCCAGGTCCGCAGCTCTTTGAGTTGCAGCGCGCACGTCTGGTCCGAGGTTGAGACGCGGGCGTAAATCGCCGCTCTCATCGATTCGGCCAGCGGGCCTTTCCGCCGGCTGACTGGATTTCACGCGCGCGGCCCGGGGCCATCGTGGCCAGTCCTTTCGGCACCTTCACCAGGCCGCCCTTTCTTCCGAGCCGCGCGGCGGTCCGGCTTGAAAGCTTTTTTTTCGTGGACGCCATAAAAAATAATCCCACTAAATCTTAACACGCCTATTGCTATTTAACACGCTTACTGCTATTATTGTACCAGATCGCATCCAGCGATCAGGAGAAATTGAGATGACACACGATGGAATCAGCCGCTGCGAATGCTGTGACATGGTCGTCCCGCACGACCGCTTAATCTGCGTCGTAGGCGTCAACCCCTACCCCGCTATCCCGGCGATGCTCTGCAGAGGCTGCGAGTCAGCGCTCAACGGTCTGGAGATGCGATTCCGCGCGCCTCAGACGTTGGGCAACATTCGCGCCGCGCTCAAGAGCACCCCGACACGCATCCAGCGATCAGGAGAAGAAAATGTATCGAGCTTATGAAGGTCCGAATGGCGGCTGGTACGTGGCATGGCAGAATGCCGAGGGATTTCATCACCAGCCGGATGGCGGCGACGAGCTAACCGAGGCCTCCGCTAAACGGATTGCGCGCCGGAAAAATGACGATCTCCGCTGAGCCGTCTCGGCTGCCCGACCAGCACAAGAGGTCAGATCGCCATCCAGCGATCAAGGAGAGCAAAATGACCCGCACTTTGGGCACGATCAACACAGAAAAGGGCATCGCGGCTTTGATCCACGATGACCAATCCGCGGAGTTTACCGCCAACTACCCCGATGGCACCAGCGAGCACTTGGGCGATTACTCCCCAACTAAGTCCTGGCGCGCGGCCCGCAAACAAGCCATTGCCTGGTACGCCAACACCGTCTCCTACCACGATAGCTGGGTGCTCTGCCTTCGGCCCATCCGCACCCTCCAGCTCATGACATCAGAGGAGCAATATGCCGCCCTCTGAACTCGCCGCGCGCGAGGATAGCGCGTACGCCCCCGGCGCCGGCGACGTGGAGGTGTTACGTGGGTAAACGAAAGATTCGCGTCGTCAGGACCGACCAGAAAAACGACAAGTTCATGGCGTGGGCCGGAGACGATTCACGAGGCTGGGGAGGGACGCTTCACGAAGCCATCGTAGAACTACTTGTCAACGATGGCGACATAGAAGTAATTGAGGTGGAAAATGGCCAGTGACCTGGTCCCAGTTTGCGTGCCGAAAGCTAACACGCCGACCCCGATGGAGATGATCGCGGCCATCGCCCGCGACCCGAGCATCCCTGTGGACCGTATCGCGGCTTTGATCGGCCTCCAGGAGCGCATGGAGGCGCGGGACGCCGAGAAGCAGTTCAACGCCGCGTTTGCTGCCGCCATGATCGAGATGCCCAAGGTGGTCAAGCGCGGCGTCAAGGACATGGGCAGCAAGGGCGCGATACCCTACGCCACCTACGAAGACGTTGACGCCGCTATCAGGCCGATTGAGATGCGCCACGGCTTCGCCCGGTCCTTCTTAACGCGCCCCATCGACAAGCCCGGCTGCGTCATGGTGCTGCGGTTGACACACCAGGCCGGCCACAGCATCACGTCGGAACGGTACTGTCGGCCGGATCCGGGCCCGGGTCGTAACGACATCCAGGCCGAGGGCAGCGGCGAGAGTTATGGACGCCGCTACCTAACGCTGGCGGTCTGGAATATCGTCACGGTGGGCGCCGACGACGACGGCGACTCCGCGGATCCGATCACGGACGAGCAGGCACTCGACATCCGCACGATGCTCGATCACCTGGCGATGACGCCGCCGCAGGCCGAGAGGTTCTGGGCCTGGGCGGAAGTGCCGAGCAAGCGGCCCGAGGACATTCAGCGCCGCCAGCACGAGAAGGTTCGCAAGTGGCTGGAGGATCGGTGTAAGGGAGGCAAACAGTGAGATACTTTCGCATTTATTACAAGGTGGCTGGCGGACACACTCGCACGCGCTGGTTCACCGGTGGCAACCGGACGGCGGTATTTGGCAAGTGCGGGGATCTTACCTTCGTTAACGACGAATGGGAGGAAATACGGAGGGTCCTGGAACGTGGGGCGGCAGAGCATGACAACGTGCAAATAAAAGAGGAGTGAGGTGTGAAATGAAGGAACAGATTTACGATGAGCGGATCGCTCCGCTCATGAAGCAGATAATTGCGACCTGCAAGGAATACAAGATCGCTTTCCTTGCCGATTTTTCCCTTGACGATGATTTACACTGCACAAGCGCCGATCTCAGGGACGATCACGAGCCAGCCGAAAACCAA